TGTGATAGTGCCCAACAAGAGTCTAGTGACACAGACCGAGGCTGACTATGTAAATCTTGGTCTGGATGTGGGTGTGTATTTTGGCGATAGAAAAGAATACAATCGAACACACACTATTTGTACTTGGCAAAGTCTAAACAACATGTTAAAGATGACCAAGAGCGGTGAAGCCGAAGTTGACATTCGAGACTTTATTGAAGGTGTAGTATGTGTCATGGTAGATGAAGTTCACATGGCCAAGGCCGATGCACTCAAAACTTTGCTCACTGGAGTGTTTGCTCATGTGCCAATTCGTTGGGGCTTGACCGGAACAATTCCCAAAGAGGATTTTGAAAAGATAAGTATATTTTGTAGTCTAGGACTTGTAGTTGGAAAACTGAGTGCTAGTGATCTTCAAGAAGCGGGACATTTGGCCAACTGTCATGTCAACATTGTACAGATGGTGGACTATGTCGAATATAAAGATTACCAACAAGAGCTAAAATACTTATTAGATACACAGGATCGAATACAGTATATCAGCAAGTTTGTTGCTAATGTAAATGAAACTGGTAACACTCTAGTGCTCGTGGATCGAGTTGCAACAGGTAAACTACTGGTAGAACTCTTAGGTGATAAGGCGGTATTTGTAAGTGGAGCAACAAAAGGAACAAAACGACAAGCAGAGTATGACGAAGTGGCAACTGCTACTGACAAGATTATTGTGGCGACTTACGGTGTGGCCGCAGTGGGTATTAATATCCCTCGTATTTTTAATCTGGTTTTGGTGGAACCCGGAAAGAGCTTTGTTAGGGTTATACAAAGCATTGGACGAGGTATTCGAAAAGCAGAAGACAAAGACCACGTAGAGATCTGGGACATAACTTCTACTTGTAAGTTTGCAAAAAGACATTTAACAAAACGCAAGGCTTTTTATCGAGAAGCCAACTACCCATTCACTGTGGAAAAGGTGGAATGGCAAAAATAATTGAAAGACAACATGAGAATACTAACACTTGATAACACAGCTTATCCCATGGATCAAATTCCTGAGGAAATAGATGAGCTACGCTTCTGCGTACTGGACAATAGCGACCCCAAGGAACCCGATTACTTTTATATTCCACTAATATTTTTAGAAAGTTTTAATAGTCCGGCCCTGGTACTACGCATAGGTGAGCATGTGATACGCATGCCAGTGGATTGGCAACTCTTAATTGGCGAACCCGACTTTGGTGACCTAGAAGTTATACCATTAACCAGCATAAACGATCGTGGCTTCAATGTGTTCTGCTTTAATCCCATGAAGAGTTTTAGGCCCGAATTCATGCCAGTAGAAATTGTAGACATCTATCAAGACGTCAAATGGTATTTTCCCAAACTCAAGCCCGGGCAACTGTTGGCCATACCGCTGACCGAAGGTGAAAATCCATTGTGTGCCTATTTTATCAAGGACATCAGTCGCCAAAGCGAAGTGGTTGATTACTCCAAGGTGTGGTAATGGGAACTTTAAGGCCGGGTGCAACCTATGTGTATGAAAAAATAGACGGCACTACCTATGCACGTGAGTTTGGTGCCGATCCCAACACACGCTTTGCAGTGGGACACGACTATGATGCAAGAACCTGTGATGGTAGGCCCACAATAGACCACTTGCGAGAAGACCAAATGTGGGGCAATATTCGTAGACTGGCTCGAACAAATCCCACTTTACAAGCCGAACTTGAACGTGTTATAATGCTATATCACTTGATCCGACAAGAGAACACCACAGTTGAACATCATAGAGTATAAAAATGGCCACCAAGAAACCCGCTAAACCGCGCACACCACCTGACTACAACTCAAAGTTGTATATCGGAAACGAAATGGCTGCATTTGATCGCAAGGATCGTGGCTACTACGACAGTATGACTGCAGAAGAACAAAAAGCATTTAGTCCTTTCTTGATGATACGTTGGGGCAGTAGCGTGACCGGTGATCCTGATCTAGAACGCTACTACTTGACCAATTTAAATGACAACTTGAATCGTAACTTTTTTGACATCAGCACAACCAAGCATAAAAAACTACAGTGGCTGCTGGCCACAACAGTGAGTCCAGACTTGGGCAAACAACATCATCAATGGATCAGTGCAAAGAAAAAAGATAGTGACAACAAAAGTTTGAAGTTCTTGCGTTTGATGTATCCCGAAGCCAAAGAGGACGAGATACGTTTAATGGAACGAATTAATACCAAAGAAGATTTAAAAGAACTGGCACGTAAACATGGTTGGGACGATAGAAGAATCAAAGCCGAGCTATAAATGTCGCTACTGCGAAAAGCCATTTCGCAAAGAAACCACATTAATGGCTCACTTGTGTGAAAACAAACGCCGATGGCAACAGGAAAAAGAAGTAGGAGTACAACTTGGGTTAAAAGCATATCTGCGATTTTATGAAACCACGCAGGGTAGTGCCCGGTTAAAAAATTATGAAACTTTTGTGGCTAGCCCTTATTATAATGCTTTCGTCAAATTTGGACGATACTGCCAATCTATACGGTGTATTAATTTTACTGCTTTCCTTGATTGGCTACTACGCAATAATAAAAAAATAGATTTTTGGTGCCGGGACACAGTTTACGGCGAGTGGCTGGCCGAATATGTGCGACGTGAAGCCACGCAAGACGCACTGGAACGTGCCTTAAAGGAAATGACCGACTATGCAGAAGAACACTCAGATCTTAAAAACGGGTTTAGTGACTATTTTCGATATGCTAACCCTAATCGTGTTTGCTTTCATATCACTACCGGTCGTATTAGTCCTTGGATTATCTATAATTGCACAAGTGGGCTTGAATTCCTTGAATCGCTCAATGGAGAGCAAATGGAAATCATAATGCCCTGGATCAATCCCGACTACTGGGATCAGAAATTTCGTGACTATGTTGCTGATACCGAATGGTGCAAACATGTTTTACAGAAGGCCGGCTTGTGATATAGAACCAATTAAGAACTGAAGAAGAAAAACAAAAAATGAGAGAAGGTTGGGCAAGACGAAAAGCAGAAAGAATAAATGAATCTAAAAATTAAATTCTCTAGTGATATTGACATAGACTTTGCCAATCGTGATGCAGCCTTGAAACTGTTGCCGCATACTGCCGCCAGTATACTACGAGACGGTCGGTTGACCAGACACAACACCGGAATTTATGTTACCGAGATACCACAAGATCCTTTTACAGGACAAGCATCCCTGGATTACAACATTGCCGAGGACTTGGGCTATACAAAATTGGATCTGCTAAATGTATCATTATATACACAGATAAAGAGCGAATCGCATTTGGTTGAACTGATGGCACAGGAGCCGGCCTGGGATAGATTATATGATCAAGAGTTCTGTAGTCAGTTGATTCATATTGGCAATCACTATGATACCTTGATACGTATGCCCGAAGCAGTAAACTCGATACCGCGTATGGCCATGTTTTTGGCAATTATACGTCCAGCTAAACGACATCTAATAGGTCGACCTTGGGCAGAAGTTGCTGAAACTATCTGGGACAAGCCCACAGATGGTAGTTATGGATTCAAAAAAAGTCACGGTGTGGCCTACGCACATCTTGTGTGCGTAAACATGAACTTGTTAAGCAACCTTTCTAACCAAGGTAATTGACTTTCGCTTGCTACGCTTGGTAGCCATTTCTTTTAGGCTCACATAGGGCCCCATCTTGATCTCTACGTCCTTACTGTTCATGGTGCGTAGATAGGGCCTAAACTGCGCCCAATCCTGCTTCAAAAACACATTGATAGGTATCAACCTATTGCTTTCCCACCACCAAGTTTCTCCCAGTTCCAAATAGCTTTTTTTAAGCCCGGGATCTTTGAGTAATCCAAAATCATAAATGGTGGTGATTAGTTCATCAAAATTTTGTATAATACCTATGTACTCGTTGTTCCCGTAGGTCAAAAAAGTAATAAAGGGGTATTCGCCTAGTAGTTGCTTGTAGTGTTCTTCCACAGTATCCGATAAATATGTTAAAGACAATAAAATGATCACTGTCAAAGCATATTTATATCCAAATACAGCCGAGGTTCAAGTTTTTGATCCCAGCATATTTACTACAAGGAACCGAGTTGTGTATAGTCGTCCTATCAAAGTCTATCAAGGCATAGACAATCCCATACAAGTTATCATCCGTAATCAGGATCAAAAAAGTGTTGATCTCAGTGCTTACACTGTAGAGGCAATGGTACAAGATCCCACCAATCAAGTCACTGTGAATGCCTACGCAGTCAGCTTTGCTCAGGGAAATATACAACTGGGACAAGGCAATTTCACACTTGATAACGCCACAATCAGCAGTTTAGAAAATAGATTCTACAAGTTAACTTTTAAACTAACAAAAACCAGCACCAACATATCTAGCCCCTTGTATATCGATGACAACTACGGAGTTCCATTAGATCTAGAAGTGTTGCCAGCATACTATTCTGAGAGTGCACCACCTCCAGAATCTACCACATACACATTTGACGGCGGAACTATCTAATGGCAAACATAAACATTGAAACAATATTACTTAAAAGAGGCAATACTGCCCACTCAAGCACCTATACCGGTCCCTTGGGCGAACTGGTAATAGACACAGATTTACATAACATTAGAGTACAAGATGGAAACATAGCTGGCGGACACTTGCTGACCACAGCTAGTGATTTTGGCAACTTGTCAAGTAATGTGGCCAATTTGACTGCTGTAGTTACATCAATGGAACTGTACGGCAATGCCAACGTGGCTGACTATCTAGCACAGTTTCCAGTCACTGCCATAATTCCTGATGTGATAACCACATCCAACATCTACGGCATTACTGGTAATGGATATAGTGGTGATGTGGGCATGTATAATCATGCCAACACCGGCGGCATCAAGGTTGAAACCACAGGAGCAATTACTGTGCACACACCGGGCGGACTGCTACATCTAAATCAGTACGGAGAATTGGTGCTGGCCGACGTGGCCAATCCCATAGTATATGCCAACGGTCAAAGCATTCTGGCCGGTATCAGCGGTGGAGGTGGGGGCACAGGCAGTACATTAGTTAATGGTAGTTATACTGTATCATTGGGTTCCAATGGTACTTTATCTTTAGCCGGTAACGTCGACTATAAAGTACCGGGACTGGGCGGTAGCGGTCAATTGGGTATTAATAGTTGGTATCCGGTTCACCTAACAGTAAATGATGGCGCCGACCTTCCATTTCAAACTTGGACATTTGGCACCAACGGTGAGATAACAACACCACAAGGTGGAGTTATTGGTGATACCTACGGTGACGGGCGCGGTACAAGTATTGGCGCTGGTGCTGGCTCTAGTGATTATGCCGGCATTAATAGCCACACCGGCGATCAATGGATCGAGGCCGACAACTACGCGGCCTATATTGGTACAAATTTTCTTACCGGTGGTGGAAATGTATGGACGTTTGACAAACTTGGTGGCATAACATTCCCGGACAGCACAAGACAAACCACTGCCTGGAGCGGGCAATCGGCCAACGTTGGCAATGTTGCGCCCACAACTGGCACAGGATCATTATGGTATGACACCACAGACGGTAGAATGTATGCCAACATTGGCACTGTGTGGGTAGATGCCAATCCCACTGTGGCTCCGGCACCCAGTTTCTATCTTGGCAACATCACAATTGATGATGGTAATGTGATCACATTTCCGGGCGGTACACTCACAGTTGACAGTACCGGTAACTTGTTGGTCAATGGTAGTCGAGTGAGTGGCAGTGGTGGCGGTAGTAATTATACTGATGCCAACGTAATATCGTTATTGAGTGCATTTGGCAGTCATGGTATTACAACAACCGGCACCGTGGCAGTTGGTGCCATGAACATATCAGGCGGCATCACATGGACTCCAGGCAACGGATCCACAATCTATGAAGATTCGGGTCTTATCGTACAAGGGGCAGTATCAGTAGCTATTACCTCGCCAGGGTCTACTGAAGTAACAGCCGGATCTTATAATTACTATTTTGATAACGCTGGCATACTAACATTACCTAATTCGATATCATTTAGTTCAACCACAGTTGGTGCTCCTGGCACCGCCGGCGGCAATCGTATAAACTTATACCCCGGGCAATATCAGTATGCTATTGGTATAGATAGTTCGACAACTTGGATGTCAAGTGCAAACAGTATCAAGTTGTATGCCGGCAGTGACACATGGACATTTAACACCACTGGTCAATTGATAACCCCGGGCAGCTTAATTGTGAATTCGGCAGATGGTACACAGGCCATCGTATTCAGTCCTGATAGTGGCAGTACAATCAATGGGGCTTTAAATGTTGATAGTGGTGCTAACATGCTGGCCACAGTGGGATCTGGCTTTATTGTTAAAGTGGCCGGCAATGATAGATTAAATGTTTATTTAAATGATACTACTGTGTCTGCTGGTAATAATTTATATCTAAAGTCAAACAAAAATACCAGCGATTTGACGTGGGAATTTGGTCAGAACGGTAATATAACTTTACCAACAAACTCTGCCTCAATCAACTATGCCAATGGCATGAGTATCTTGAACGGTATCTCGGGTGGAACTGTCAATACCGGTGATATCACATTCATGGGCAATGACATAATTGGTCTTGGCACCAATGTAACCATCACTGCTGACACCACCAATTGGGGATTTTACAGCAATGCCAATTTGGTACTACCCAGTCTCAGTACCATCAGCGAAGGCGCCAGTCCTAGCGGAGTAGGACAGGCCATGTTGTTCACACCAGCTGGCGGTACCGATCCCAATCAATTGCTAAAGGTTTATCCTACCATAGTAGAGGGCAATCACCTGCATCTGACGTCGGGCAATTTGAGTCAAACCAGTTTGTTCCTTGGCGACGATGCACAGTATGTGCGAACAAATAACGGCAACATAGTTATTGGTACTGGTGATTCTATTCCAGATCAACCTGGCTACGGCCACAGATGGCAGTTTGATAACACAGGTGCCCTGACCTTCCCAGACAACTCAACACAAACCACAGCCTATACCGGTTACGGTAATTCCAATGTGACTGCTTATTTGTCTTCTAGTACAGTTAATGTAGGTAACTTGACTATCACAGGAGGTGCACCTGTAGCGTTAACTGGCAGTGCCGGTGATACTGCTGGTATGATTCGAGTTGACTCCGACTATCTGTACCACTGTACCGCAACTTATGCGGATCAACACTATTCAGCAACGTCACAAACACAATATGTTAATGGCATATGGTACATTGACAAAGGCAGCTATCCTGAACCACAAATTGGTTGGACCATAACCGGAGACACATATCCTCATGCACCTGATGGTATGGGCGGATATAATAGCACAACAACTATCACTGGTGTTGTTGATAATGGATCAACGTGGGGCATAGAATCTGCATATATAGGAAACAATGGTGTAATTACAGGACAAGCAGTTACATTCTATAATCCGGTCTATCCCACAATTTGGGAATCAATTCCGTTCAGTTCGTTCAAGACTCCACTCGGCTCGTTTGCCAACCTGGTGGTAACTGGGTCGGCTCCCAGTTCCTCAGTTGGTGCTTTGGGTGATGTTGCCGGTGCAATACGTGTAGACAACAACTACCTGTACTATTGTACAAGTACCTTTGTACCAAACTACTATACCGTGGGCTGGGAGGGCGCTAGCGGTAACACAATTTTTATTGCTAAAGGGTCGTACCCAACTCCACAAGTGGGCTGGATTGTTAGCAACAATAGTGGATATGGTCCATGGACTATTGCCACTGTGACAGATAGTGGAAGTAATTGGCAACTTACATTCGTTGGCACCGGATACGGGCAAGCTGGTGGTGGTACAGCCACATTGACCAACCCAAGTCAACCCACAATTTGGGAAACAGTTCCGCTCGGCACATTTAAGACTCCGTTTAATACATCAGTATCTAACTACTTGACCACATACTTGCCGTCTTATTCGGGCAACTTGACTGCAGGGAACTTGACTATTTCGGGTAATATAAACTATGTGGGCAATGCCATAGTGCAAAATATACAAACCGGTAATTTTACTGGTAACATAGCCGGCTTTGGCGCAATTTACGCTGGTATTGTTTCTGGGTATTCGTATCAGCCGCAAACAGTTATACAGGCCAGCACAAACTTTAATGATTATGCACAGATAAATCATCAAAATATCAACTCGGGTACTCGAGCAAGTACCGACTTTGTTGCAACTGCCGATATTGGTAATAGCAATGCTGGCTTTATTGACATGGGTATCAATAGCAGCGGGTTTGTTGGTGGTACCGGAAACGAACTCAACTATCCACTAGATGGCTATTTGTTGGTGACTGGAACTGCCAGCAACAACGGTAATTTATTAATTACAACAGATACTGCAGCCGACGTGGTGATCAGTACCAACGGTCAAGGCTTGGTCAATCAACAGGCACGTTTCAAGAGCAATGTGGGCTTGATACTGTATCGAACAACACCAAGTACCAGTACCACAACCGGTGCACTACAGGTAGCAGGCGGCGCCGGCATACAGGGCAACTTATTTGTTGGTAACGTGTTGGCCACCGGATTCTTCTATGCCAACGGTACCGCGTTTGTGGGAGGCGGCGGAACAACATACAGCAATGCCAACGTTGTTTCAATGTTGAGTGCTAATAGTATTGTTGCATTGGGCAACGTTAACACATATCCTACACAGGCTAACATAACACAATTATTTGTTGGTAACAATACAACAATTGGTACAGGCACGGGTACAAACTTATCAGCCACACAGATTCTAAACAACGCTTACTTTGGTAGCAACGGCGCTATGTATATTCGCAACACCTACTCTAATGGTGCTGGACAGTTTTACATAGACGGAGGTAGCTTCTATTGGAACGGACAGGGTAGCGGTACTGCTAACGCAGTAGCTGGCATGGGCACTAGAATGGCTTTAACCAGTACCGCATTGACTACATATAACTCAGTTGGTATCACTAGTGCTGGGGCTGTCACTGGTGTTGGCCTAACGTCCACCAATGGCCTAGCACTTAATACCTCAGCCAGTATCACAACCAATCAAACTTCTGCTTCAATATTCACCAATGCGACTACAATTACCGTAGGTTCTGCCGCAGGCTCAGCAGTATTCAACGGCAACCTTTACAGTTATGGCAACATTGGAAACAACACTGGCAATATATCAGTACGTGCTCAAGGTACCTGGAATCTTCTAAGTACCTATAGTGGTGCAGGCGGATATAACAGTCCTCCGTATCTTAACCAATCACTAACAGGTGGTAACGGCAGTGGTATGACTGCAACATATAGTTCAGTCGGTGGTTATGTTTCAACTATTACTGTAACTAATCCTGGTACAGGATATAAGAATGGTGATACTTTAA